AGGTGATGAGTATTAATGCCGAGAACGTCTCTGTACGATCAGCCTTTGGAGCTGGGGATCAAGGTGGTCAAACTGCTGTGGTAAATGCACCTGTATCTAATGTCAAAACTACGAATACTCAAGTAGTAACTGAGACTGCACAACCTGTAGACCGTAGATTACAAGCTCTAAATGGTGGTGCAGTAGGTTAAAAAAAATCCCCCCAACTAGTAACTAAACTAGAAGAGGGGATGAGGTTGCATTAAACTTTTTAAGAGTCTATTCGTCCTCTGCAAGTTTCTCAAAATAGGATATAGTATCATCCTCATTATCAACTGAAACGTCTACTGCTGGAGCTGGTACTGGTTTAGTATCAACCGTAACTGTACTCACTTGAGGTTCATCCTCAAATTGGGTACTTGCTGCACTACCAATCGTAGTAGTCCCTGCAAGAACAGTGTCTAATCGTTTCTTCAACTCATCATAAGACTTGAAGTTAGTAGCAGAGGTAAATTCTACCAGAGGATATTCTTTACCCCATACTTCCTCAATCTTATCATCATCATCAAACAATACGGAAGATGTCTCAAACTCTGATTTATCATAGTTCCAGTAACCATCTACCTTACGAATCTTCAATTTAAAGTTTGCACCCTTCCAAAAATCAAAAGGATTGATTGCAGTCTCATCTTCAAAGGCTGGTTGCATTGCTTCCATAACCTTATCAAATATCTTCTTACCGAAACGATAAAGCATAACCTTACCCTCGTTCTGAGGATTTGCAGGGTCTTGCACAACATAGATGTTGGCAAAGTACTGCAACTTACGCTTCTGTTTCCGAGCGATTTCCTTATCAGATTCAATTCCAGAATTCCAAAAGGCGGTGTTCAGTTCAGACACAGGGTCTTTCTGTCCGATTGTAGTAAGTGAATTCTCAATGTACCACTGACCTGTTGAACCTTGGAATGCGTGACTCCATAACTTCGCCCAAGGTAGTTCTTCATCCTTGACAGAAGGTAGGAAACGAATGACCGCAAATCCATTACCAGTTTTATCCATCACTGGTTTCCAGATACGTTCATCAACGTATGATTTCTTTTCTTGAGGGGCGTTTTCGGTTTTAACTGCACCAAGCAGTTTTTCTAACGAGTCTTGTTTTTTAAGTGTTGCTAACGACATGTATTTCTCCATTTATGTTATCGTATGTTAATATATGTAAATTTATATTATCTGTAGTGTATCACAAAGGTCTTCTTTTGTCAAGTCCCTTACGTTACAATTTTCATTAATAAGTTCAATTGCATCGTCTGTGGTAGGGTCAACCCAATGGTATTTAATATCGGGATACTCTTGAAAAGTTGTCTCCATCTGCTGAACCCAATTAGAGGGGCTAAACCCCTTGGAATCAGCAGGCAGATAGTTTTCACTACCTTTGTAGATATTATTTAGTGGTTCATTATAATGACTTAAATCAAACCCTAGTAAATAGATGTCTTTATAGTCGTGTTGAGATGCAATGTTAATTGTAGTACAACCAGTACTCCACCCTACTGGATATTCTACAGGTATCACTCCATCATCATTCTTTAGTTGAGTAATCCAAACACCAGTATCCTTTTCCATCTTCTGTATCAAGTCAGGTACATCCAGAGTAGGATTCATCTTAATTGCAGTCTCTATCTTCTCTTTGAGTGTTATGGGATCTTTACCTCGTATGATGCACTCTTCGGCAGCTTCCTCTTTATGGATGTGTATCAAATCTTCTGGTATTTCAAATCCCATTAAAAAGGTGTCGCCTATCTCAGTAGGAACCTTGTTCCACTCTAAGAACCAACATGTGTTATGAGTTGCGTAATCAGATTTATAAATCTCTTGTTGCATAGCTGGGTCTGTTGCAACTAGATTATCAACCTTACCATCACGATAGATTGCATTACAACCCCAAGTGTCAACAGACTGTTTCATAATCATTTGATGACATGGTGAATACCATGAACGACTCTCACCGTTACCTATGATAAGAGCAGTTTCTCCTACAAAGGAAGGAACCCACATAGGGCCGTGATCGTCTAGATTACTCTGGAGGTTCTGAAGCATCTTCTTCTTCTTCTTCACGTTTTACTTCTGGGAATTTTACAACTGAAATAGTTTCTATTGAGCTAGCAGGATTAACCGCACAACCAATTTCAGAGAGGGTGACTTCCCACCCTTCTGCTAACATACCTTGAACAGTTCTTAATCCTCTATCTTCAATAGTACCACTCCAATCATTGACAAAAGTGATACACTCTATCTTATTATCAAAATGTCTAGATAATATATGTATCTTCTCTTCTCTCGTCATTCCATCAGGATCAGTTATGACAAATGCTAGTAACAGCATAAATGTATTAACCATGAACTTTATCCTTCAGTTCTAGTACTCTATTTCTCAATACTGATACCGCAGTTCGTATGTTTCCAGTATCGTGTTCCTCATACCGACTCTCTAATATTGCAATCTCTTCCATTAACATTACAATCTTATCTACAGTAATTTGGTTCCATTCATTTGAATATGTCTCATTCATTTCGTAAGGCCTTCCATGATACAGGAAACATTTTTGCACCCATCTCATCTATCTGATTCGCAACCATTTGTGTTTCCAGTTGTGTATCTGGTTTGCATCGTAGGTTGCAGACACGAGCAAATGCCATTAATGTACCACTCCAATACCATTCAGTCATTAATGACTGAGGTAAGACCATTCTGGCCATTTCGGGTGCAATACCTTCTTCTAACATTACAGTATAAGCCTCTTTGCACATACGATGTATATCAGAAATATCATGAAGGATTGTTTCGTCTGATGAACCTTGTTTCTTATTTTCTGCGGCAAGTCGCCACTCAATAGGTTCATAAAATTCGGGGGGCGTATCAACATATCGTCTTGATACTTCATTCCATACCAAACCAACTTGGTGTTTAACCAACTGTCTTGCGACAAATATAGGTGCTTTGATTTGAAATTGCATTGACGCATGACCAAAAGGACTCCAATGATCATGTTTCGCAAGATAGTTAATAAGCTTCGTATCTTGATCTTTATTAAATTCGTTATGTATCTTTGCAAAAGAGACACGGGCAGCATTTACTACTGATAAATCACTGCCCATGTGGTCAATGAAAGTTACATGTGGTAACCTCTTTTCCATCACACTCTTTTCTGGGGGGTTTTATTGTTAGTGTACCGTCTTGGACGAAAACTCTTCGGCCACTGAGGGGTACGGGTGGCTAGTTCTTTACATCTCTGACTAATTTCTTTATTGGCTTTTGTCAACTCTGCACAGTCACTCTGAAGTAGTGTAACCTGTTCTTCTAATTTAGTAACTTTGGCTTCAAAGAAACCTTCTTCACGGATGGCGGGGTCACCATCCAAATAAACTGTAAATTCCATTAATTGGACTCCTCTATCAAGTTTAGTAGTTTCATTCTATACCTTTTTGGGTCAATTGTCAAGAACCCTTTGTAGTTTTTCATCAAGTTTTTTAGAGATTTCCAAACAATATCGCCTGCTAGTTCTCTATCCCATTCTGGTATGTAGTCCACCAGCACATCAAGAATGATAAGAGACTCTAAAGAGACCCTACCACCAAGGTAAGCTTTCATTAATGTTGGATGTTGATTGTTGTTGACTTTGAATATTGGTTCAAAGTTGGTTATGAATGGATGCATTTCAACGGGAAACATATCAAAAAACCCCTGTCTTCGGAGTTTCCATGTATCATGGTTTTCATCATTGAAATTTACGATATAACCTCGTACCTCTCTAATAAAATTGGATACAAAATATCCTTCAACTTCTTGATAGGTATCAAATTTCTTGGCTATTTTTGTGAAGAAATATCTATCTTTACGTTTATAGAACGACTCTCTGGTAATCTTGGTCTTTCCATGATATTTGTGATAATCATATTGACCCTTACCAAAGTGTGCTTTTAAAGCACAATACATCAAATAAACGTCAACTGGTTCCATCGTCTTTTGACTTATATCCATCTTCTTCAACTCTACGACTTGTAGCGGGATTAATGCTTGCGGCAATAAAACTTGCAGCCGCTAACATGGGAATAACGTATATCATCTTATCAGTAAGATATGCAGTAATATACGTTGGTATTAACACAATGGTTGCTTGAAGCAACCCCTTAATCATCTTCTTTACAAGGAACACCTGTAACCACTGGGCCGACGGTGCCGTCAAGACCTTCTTGCTTCCAATAGAATTTATCACCTACTTCTAGGTCGCCAGCTAGACTAAATGCATAGGTATTACCATTGGCTGGATTCTTTGTCACTACATGACAACCTATCCAGACGTAATCACCACCTTCATTGGCAGCCTTTTGACCAGGCGAACATGCAGCTATTGATAATAGTGCAAAGGCTAAAACTGTCTTTTTCATATTAATTTCCTCATTAAATCGGTAATTGGGCGGTTCTTGGTAAGAAGTTTAAATCTCTTGCGTTAGCTTCAATCTTCTCTTTCAGACTTTTAGAGATAAGAGAACCGACAGAATCAGGTTCAATACCTTCTTTCTGACAATACCATATGACCGCATCCATATGTGATATTCTTTTTTCTATAACGATGTTTTCAATGTTTAGTGCAAATGTTTTAGGTGTCTTTAATAGCAAAATATAAAATCCTTAATTAAGTTGAAGAGTTAACCATGACTCTTCACGGATGTATTACGTCATCACACGTTTGCGTTTCCCCAGACCACATGGAATAAATGATTTCTAATTGGTCTCTAACTTCACGCTATCCTTTCTGTAAACCTCGTAAGATACGTTATGTGTTACAATGCGTTCTTAGAGGCTAAAATTAACTCGCCTTAGTGCGTTAGTTAAAGTGAGGGGTATTCAGTTACCTAGGAACCCCCCAAACCTTAGTTCATTACGCTGAACGTAATGCGGCGTAACCAGCAGCAACAACTGCTTTAGTAGGCTTACCAATCCGATATTTCATATACGATTGGCCGTCATAAGACGATACACGTTTATTCAAATAGATTGAAAATCCTTCAGAACGAAGTTTACTGATAACCGAGCGAACATTCTTAACACCATAACGTGATGTAATCTGTTTTGCGGTTAGTTCTGCACCACTTTCAAGTGCGTTTGCAACTTTCGTTGCTTGGGTAGTAGTAGTCATAAAAAATATCTCCTTATCATGACAAATCAGGACAGACTCATTCCGTCCTTTAAAGTGGTGGGTATTCTGTTACTAGGAACCCACCGAAACCCTATCCGATTACGCAGCTAGTGCGAAATCTTGAGATGCAAAATTATCGTTTGCATTTACTTATTTGACCAATAACGCAGTCATCCGACAATTCTCCACTCATTTATCCCTGCCTGTCTATCCTAATTCACCCCCATAAGAATATATGGGATTTGGTGGAGGTGGAGGGAGTTGCACCCTCGTCCAGCTCAGTATTCAATTCGTATCATCAAATTGTACTCTATTTATACCACATCTATAGGTTTAAGTCAAGTACCTTTTAGTTAATAAAGCTAAC